GCTCTAGCTTGATAAGGACCCTGAATTGTTGATGGAGGAGTTACCTTTGCAGTATAGTCATACTTCACACCCTCGATGACTACCTGACCGGAGGATGGAAAGTCGTCAAGCTCATCATCACCCAATGGCAGTAACCCAAGATAACTAGAATTACTAGCATTGAAACTGCAAATTCTTAGCTTCGGAGCATCTCTGAAAGCGTACAATCCAACGTGAATAATATCATCACTAAGGCAAAGCTGACCGTCAGCCTCAGTCCACTCATAAGTCAAATCTGGCGTTTGATCCCAAACCAGAGTAGTAGTTTCATTTCTTACCCATACGCGCAGTATCCCATCGCGATGCTCAAATAATAGACCTTTAATGTTTCCAGTAGTTGACGTAGATGCAAGCTCGGTCTCTACACCATCCCTGACCTTGACAAGCTCAATGCTAGTCGCGGATGTTCTAGCAACAATATAGTTTTTATTATCTGACGCTAATCCAACAACACCACCATAGGCACCCGCACCTGTTACTTTTAATTTAGCGTAAGCTTGAAAGTTGAAAGCATGAAAAGGTCTACTTGAAAAGAAAATCTTTGGCACTCCTACTGGAACCATATATCCACCAGATACATCAATTCCATCGGAATTCACAACATTGATGTCATCGAACCACCAGTTAGATTCATAGCGTCCGTCCCATCCAAAAGCCCAGTGACCAACTAATATCTTTGTAACAGCTTTACCAGACGAATCCGCATCGATAGTGATTGTGAACTGTGTCCAATCCCAGGAGTAGTCTACATGATAGTAGGTTTCATCATAGGTATCATCTGTATAATAAACACGCATAATGAAACCCTCATTCATATATGTTCCCCATGACTGAGCCCATACTGTGATTGTCTCGCCTTCCCAAACCCTGCGCGGTGGATTAAACTCGTACTTCATACAAGCTTCACCATTGATGTCGGTATCAGGACTTATATAATACCCATTCTGTCTAATTTTAAGACATCCATTAGCATCATGCCCCTCGCTGTTATCCCATTGATAACTGTATTGACCAGGGTTTTCCTCCCACACGATACCGTTACCATGTACATAGTCCTCTAGTTCCCTTTCCCAACCATTGATATTACTGTCAAAGGTAAACACAGGAAGTGAACCTCTATATTCAGTAGGCTCTCTATCTCCCGATGTCTCTAGCGAGGCAAGTGGTACATACATGGTTACTTCTGGTATCTCCATGCGTTCGACATAGTAATACGTATGATCACCTGTGCTTCCACTCGTAACAACAAACGAAACGGACTTAATCTTATCACCTACTTCAAATCCAGCAGATGATCCACCAGAATGAATAACAGGGTAATCGCCACTTCTTGTAAGATACCAGGTTTGCTCAGGATTTTTATACGAGCTAGTCAAATTATCTACAGAGATTGTTTCCTCTGTCTCGTCAGTATGTAACACAGTAATCTCGGCTGTGAATTCATCATTCCACCCATCCTCTGAGCCCTCCCCATTAGGGAAGTCGGGATCGTTTGGATCATTAACAGTTCCTTGACCAGCTCTAGACCATCCATACAGCTTTATTGTAATCGGAAGCTGAGAGATTTGTGGATATTCAGTAAGAAAACCGCTCTCTACAAAATCCGGCGTGGTATATTTTGTCTCGGTTCCATCCTCGTGCTCGTCCGGAGACACATTACCGTCTCCCCAAAAATCGACAACGAATGTTGTGGGAATAAGAGCTTCCTCACTTACATCATACAAATAACCCCACTGGTCATCATCTTCCGGATCGTCAATAAGAACACTTTGCTTTGACTGAAACTCCATATAGAATGGATGCGTCATAACGCTCGTTCTCCACAAAGTATTTGAGGTAGCCCTAATAACTAGAGTGCGCTCTCCGTCAGCATAATCGCTATCAACATTAGTTATAATACACTCGTCAAGATAGGCATAGCTACCAGAGGTGCCAAACTCTATATCAATCTTGTTGCCCTGCGCTACCAGCTCCTCATTTGAATAGCTCTCATCTCCATTCTTTATCTTAAGTGTCCATCCAGTGTTAGGCGCTCCAGATAAACTTGCAATATCTCCAGACGGTATATCAAGATATTCGGCACCGCTACCAGAGGTGGACACAATAGCATCATCTTCTAGTATCCTGTTAGCATCCGAGTAAAATATAGTATCCGTAGCACCATCTTTTACGGCTAATTGATACCTGAATGCAGATTCACTACCGCCAGCAGCCGTATCCTCTGCGGCAAACAAGCTGAAGCGGTCAAGAGAGAATACTTTACCCTCCCTACTCCATAGATCAAGACATGAAACTACCGTACTGTTGAAGTACGTTGGTTCCTCAACATCCGAGTAAACATCATCCTCATCTCTTGGAACAACATCCACACGCTTGAATTGCCCAATGAGGTGAACATTTCCGTTGGGAGCCACAGTGGCATTTGATACGAGAAAACGCGATAAATCAGCAGGGACAGCTTCAAAAGGATCGCTCCAGCTACCATCAGCATTAAGAGTAACACCTTTAACACTCCCATTTGGCATAGAAAGGTACACAATTCTTTCATAATCTCCACCTCCAAGGTCCCGTTTCACGGCACCACTGAAATTCAGAAGAATATCATCGGCGTCATTATATACGTGAGTAGGATACATAAAACGGCGATCCCACTCATTTGTTAGCCACCCACCATCATAATAGATATGGGTAACTTTTACCCCACCATCATCTATCGATAATGCCATAACATCGTCAATATCAACAGCATGGAGCGCGCAGTAGCCCATCGGCTCCATAGACCCGCTTCCAGAAGTACAAGTCGCGGTACCAGCGACGGCATCCTCTGTATCAAATTCTGCAAAACAGGCACTACCAGAAGAATAAAAGTATAAATAACCAGCAGAACCACTTGTAGTAATAACGGAAGGTCTACAATGAGTAGTAGTAGCAATAGGATTACCACCAAGCGTGGGAGTAAACTCGGCGATCCCCTCAGCCTGAAGCTTGATAACGTTGCTTTCGGCATACACAGTAATAAGTTTATCCATCTCATCACAGTAGGTCATGTCCTGAGAAAGAGGGGATTCTTGAATGCCAGACGATTGTGCAAACGAGGCTTCGTAAGTATCTTCGATGTCAGATGCAGTAAAGAACTGGCGGCTTTTATAAATAGTAGCCCTAAGTGAAGGTTTTATACCAGCACTATTCTGTATCGCCGATGTTAGACCTGCAGATATAGTCCTCATGACGGTTGCACCCATACCTCTAGTTTCACAAGGGCATAGGCGTTGCCTCCTATCACAGCGTTTCCAATAATACTTTTACTAAAATCTCCTAACAGCCAGATGTACATTTCGGATGTGTCTACACCATAGTAGTGATCACGGAATGTTATGAGATTGGACGGTGTTCCATTTGGATCATTGTAACTGTAGAAAGTCTTTAAATCCTCTAGGTCTCCAAACCCTTCCTCGTCCTCTGCCTGGCGCACACGAACTGTATAATAGCGACGATCATACACCTGACCAACAGTAACATCCAATCCACCATCGATAGTTTCGGCAGCAGTATACTTCTTCTTAAGCATCTCGTTGAACCCCTCAGGGACAACATAGAACTTCTTGGAAAGCGAACTGTTACTATTTGTCATCAAAATATAGTCAGCCATTACGCTAATTCTCCTTCGACTGTCTCAATAACAAAGTCCTTGAATACCTCATTTCCAATCTTTACAATGACGTTTAGGCGCTCATCAAGTGGTCTTTCAAACAATGTTACAGTATCAAAATCGTATCCATCTTCATCGTCGTCACTCGGTTCGTCTGGACGGTAGGGACTTTGAGGAATGGACGGACCTTCCTTTTCTTCAGGCTCAGCGCCAATTTCTTTAAGTAGCTCTTTGAACTTCTCAAATATCTCAACCACATTACTGTAGCTATTGATTTGTTCAAGCTCTCCAGCAATGTCCTCCCAAGCTTTCTGAGAGGTCTGCATGATCTTTTCAAGGTCCTGCTGAATATCCAACATCTCCTGCTGATTGGCAAGCGAAGCTTCCTGTAAATCAAGTTGGTCAGCCTGATACTGACGTTGTAAATCAATAATCTTCTCTTGTATCTCGCGCTGCTCGAGGTACTGCTGTTTATTGTTATCGAACGTCTCACGCTCGATAGCTTGCATTTCCTCACGGTACTTCTTCTGAGCCTCGAAAGCCTCTCTCTCGAGGTCCATGTTTTCTTCTGTATATTCTTTCTGGCGCTCGTACCGTTGATCCTCAAGAGAGCGCATCTTTTGGATGTTTTCTTCCTCAAGCTCATGGAGGGTAGTCTGACGCCGCATTTGGCGTTCCGAAACTCGTCGTTGCCTACCAGTTAGGAAGCGAGATTCGTCGGCATAATCTTCTAGCTGCCATCCCCACTGTAGACCTCTAACCTGATCCTGGTATGAGCGAGACTGTAGTGTCATCTGACGACCAATCTGCATCATATCCATCTGGTAGTCTTGACCCTGCTGCATTCGACGCCATTGGATGTCTGCCATTGTATCCTGATAAGAATGAGTGGCGTCCATCCTGCGTTCTTGCAGGTCAAATCCCATCATCTGATAACGATGACCAAGAGCTCTTTGTTGATCCTCTAATCCCCAAAGTGAACCAGCGGCGGGTGTGCCAGTCCATGCACCACCACCCCATAGGTGAGTTCTCTGAAGATTTAGCTGTGAAAATTGAATACCAAGTTGGGCTTGTTGAAGCTCATTTAGGCGCCCACGGGCATACATCTGTGCGCCCATTGTTCCTTCATTGAGCCACGCGGACATCATTCCAACATCGGAAACACCCATATTCCCGATTGCGCTAAGTCCAGCAGTAGCAGCTCCCATTCCGGCGTCGGAACGAGCCATCATCATCCGCATAAAATCAGCGCCGGAGGTTTGATAGATAGGTCTACCAGCAGGACCGTAAAGTCTCGATCCTGCTACATCCATACCTAGCGTTTGTAGTATCTGTGGTTGGTTATAAGAGGCGTAGGATGCAGCACGCAGATCACCACCAGCAATTTGTCCAGCAAGTGACATCTGGTATGGAGACATACCCGAGAACATCTCACCAAGACCACCTACCATTTGTCCTAGATAATTGGGGCTTACTCCGTACTGCATCGCTCCTTGCAAGAACGGGGAAAGAGCTTGTATTCTCTGCGTCCCGTACTGCTGCTGAAGGTTCTGGAACTCCTCTTCTGGATAAATCATGCGGTAAGCACCCGCAAGTCCAGAAGTTCCTTCCACCCCCATAATTCGGTTTGGATCACCTCCATATTGGGTATAGAGTTGTAATAGCGAGGCAATAGCAGTTGTCTCGCCCTGTGATTGAAGATTTAGAGCCGAAGCTCGACGACCACCAATGGTAGGAGCAAGCTGACTTGCAAATTGAGCATTTCTGGATGCTCGTTCTTGGAGGTTATAAAGACCAACTTGACCAATACCAGTCATTTCCTCAAGCAAATCACGGTACTGCTGTGAGCCAGGAACATAGCCAAGCTGACCAGCAATTTGACCAAACATTCCGGTGTATTCTGAAGGAGAGTACCCAAGGCTTACAGAAGTTCCCATAAATCCACGGATAGCCTCTGGATTGAACTGACCAGTATCGCGTGTCAAGGCTGTAATATAAGGTACAAGACCTTCAAAATTGTCAACTCCAAGGTCTCCAGCCATAGACATTGCAAGATCGCGGACTTGTTTTTCTTGACCAGCTAGCCCCTGAATGCGATAGTAATTTTGCATGTTTTCAGGAAGACCCTCAAACAACTGCTGTTCAGAACCGCCAAATCTTTCAAACAGTCTCTCTCTGCCAGCAACCGAGTACAAGTCGAGCGGATTATATAAACCAACTCGCCGGTTGTTAAGCTGAGCCATCAGAGTATCTCCCTGGATTGTATTGAATAAACCACCCTTGAAAAGATCGCCAAGGGTTAAGTTTGTTCCTTGTGACGCATTGTACAGCTCAAGACCAAAACCACCAACCATTGTTGCGCCACCAATTAACATTCCACCAGTAGCAAGAGCTCCGCCAAGTGTTCCAAGTGTGGCAGCAAGACCTCCCTTCGCCGCACCACCCATAGCCATAGAAGCCATGCTAAGACCCATGCCACCTTCAATACCACCAGCAGCTATACCCATACCCATACGAGTAGCAGCCGCGAACCTTCCACCACCGCCACCAGTTCTTGAGAGGGCATACGGAAGCTCCATAAAGGCGCCAAATTGCTCATACGTGGCTTGACCAGCAGCAGCTTGAGCCATAGCCTGCCTGTATGCAAAGCCGCCCATGAGGGAACCATAGTCACCCTCGGGCATTTGTCCTATCATTGTTGGAGGAGCAAAGTTTTGTCCAGCCCACTCAGCTCCAGCTTGCATAATAGGAGCTGTGGTGTACTGCCACATTCTACGAGCCATATAAAGACCGTACAATGCAGCTGCGCCAGGGCTTTTCATAAAGCCGCGACCAGGTCGTCCACTACCATCGTCTCCGCCTCCGCCAGGAGTACCAGGTACGCCAGCAGCAGCGGCAGTTTGAACTTGAGATAGAACAGTTTGACCAATAGCTTGATTTAGTGGGCTTTGACTAGCCAGGTAAGCTTGACCAGTGGTCTGCGCCATAGCCTGAGCACCAGGACTATTAACAATTATGTCATAAGCACCCTGAATAGCCTCGCCAAATTGCTCCTGTGCTCTAGTAACATCAGCACCAGAAGCTGTCATATCAGCAAATTGCTCAGTGGCTTTCTTTACAGCTTCTATATACTTATCGTGTACACTCCTCGCAACATCAATGTTGACAAAGCTTTCGAGAGCACTTAGACCCTTCTGGCTCTCCATGAGAGCTTGCTTTACAATAGCACCGCGATCTTCCTCCGGCAGTCCTTGTGTTTGTTGCATAAGACTACCAAGAGAGGATAGCTCACGCTGTTGAAGTCCTGCAACAGTTTGTTTATATTCTGTAAGACCAACACGCTCTCCATGCGGATCGGTTGGAAGTCGATAAGTTGATTGCTCAAGTTTACGAGCGAGAACATCTGTAGGACCACCAGCGGCGAACTGATAGGTGGAATATCCTTCAGGCGAGGTTGTGAATTTGAGAAAATCAGCCTCGGATAGAATATCAAGAGCTTCTTTAGATCGATACTTTGTTATTCCTAGACCCTCAAGATACTCTCCGGCGACCTCCTGCATCTCATCAGACATGACCTTCCAGTTAGGATCATAAGTACCAGCTCTCTCTTTTATCTTTTGATATGCGCCAGCCAGTACAGTTGGTGTCAAAGCTTGCATATCTCTAGGATAAGCCTCAGCCCATTGGAAGTATTGTCGTGGATCAACAGCGAGGTTGAACTCTCCTCCTCCGTGATAAGCTCTTAGCCTCATAGCACGCTGGAGGAGCGCACTAGTATCAGCAGCACCAATCTGCGAAACCTGTTTTAGATTGTTGATGTCAATACCAAGTCCCATAGCAGAAGAACCAACAACAGTTTGTCCCTCTGGCAATCCGCCAGTTTCGCTAGTGAAAAGCTCTTCAGTTTCTAGAAGTTCCTCTTGTGGAATAGGACCAGCTAGACCATGCCCCTTGTGATAACGTGCAGCTTGCGGATTTTCGGCACCACCGATAGCCTCATAAATTTGATCTACAAGACGCGTACTATAGCCATAGGTAAAGCTCTGTGTCTCTCCAGTAGTAGACAGCTCAGCACCAACGGTAGGATAATCCTTCATCTGAGCATTTCTTACTTTGAACTGGATATGAGACAGGTCTATTGGTTCTGTATATACCTTATCAAGACCAAAAGCCGAGATTGCGTTTGGTCTAATATCTTCTGGAAGGGTACCACCAGTAGCCATGACTGGCAATCCAAGTTTCTCGGCTGTATCAGCAGCATACTTGAATAAATATCTACCAGCAGAGGTAGATAATAGCTCCTGAAACTCGTCAAACGTAGTCGTTCCACCAAGCCCCTGATCAAAATATCCCATCAGCCTTTGACCAAGATTTGAGTGCTCCAGTCCAACAAACTTCTCTGTAGACATTACTGCAGTTATTGATTTAGCGCCAGGCTTAAACCTTCGTACTCCGTCAACAACCTCAGTTGATTCATTTATTGCCTTATAGAATGCTGAATGAGCCTCTCTATACTCCCGAACTGCCTCCTCTGGAGCATTAGCACCAGGATCACCAGGAAGCCAAAATGCTTGAACATTATTGCTACTAAGTCTCTGCATCAAGCTTTTATTTAGGGATGTTTGAGGCGTTGTTAGAATGTTTATTGATTGCCCTCTGGCAACCTGAGCTTGACGGATGAACGCTGTTTTACCCCAACCAGGAGGTAGGAAAGCACCAACACTCTTACCCTCCGCAAGTAATCTGCCAGCCTCGACAACTTCAGGACGTAGAGGTCCAGCTGATCCAGGGTGAACCTGAAATTCAGAACCAGGTCCTTGCGGAGGTTCATCAAAGAAGCCTGGAGGAGGCTCCTCCGGAGGTCCTGGAGGACCAATGGGAGGTTGACCAAGATGAGAAGGAACCCAAGATACCTCTTCTCCAGGTATCCAATCGTCACCAGGAACTCTCTCTGGAAGTAATAATTGACCACCTCCAGAAGATTGCTGTTGTCCTCCAGGAGGTTGCTGTTGTCTGGCGTTGTACTCATCAAGTGTTTCAATCCCATGCTGTCTCCGCATCAGATCGGCACCAGCAGAGGGGTCTGAAAAACCGTAGTCAATGTATACGCCACTATAACCCCTCCTAGTCCTTTGTTTTTCTACAAATGGAATATTGACACTAATAACAGTATCATCCAAGTCAGAAACACGGGGACTAGAGTATTCTTTTCTAGGCAAAGTTTGCTGTTGTCTGGCGTTGTACTCATCAAGTGTTATATTCTCAGCCTCTCTCCGCATCAGATCGGCACCAGCAGAGGGGCTTGAAAAACCGTAGTCAATGTAGTACGCTCCAGCTTTTCCTTCTCTTACAGTCCTTTGTTTTTCTACAAATGGAATATTAACAGGAACAACAGGATCATCCAGGTCAGATATAAGTGGACTGGAGTATTCTTTTCTAGGCAATGGTTGATTGCCAAGAGCCTCGCCTCTTACACTTCTCGCACCGCCAGGTGGAAAGTCATAGACAAAGTCCTGCTCATCTGGAGCCCTCTCTATTTCGCTAAAGCTATACCTTGGTCGTGGAGCATAGGGTCCAAATGCACTGGTATTCATGGCGGGAGTTTGTGAGGATACAGGATTATATATATCGCCAGCTCTTGTTATACGTCTCGATCTTGCAGCCTCTTGTGGAAGCTCAAATGTATCTGGAAACTCTTTACCTTCATTTAGAATTGTATCGTAGTGACTAAGATAAGTTGCGGATTGTTCATATTCCTCAACGGCAGACCAACCTTGAGCATAGCTCCTCTTGGCTTGCCTAACCATTTTCACGAGGTCTTTCTTACCACTCTTTAGAGCGCCGAACTCCCATTTCTTATATGCGTCTCTAGGTATTGAGCCCTCTCTATTGAATTTTCCAACCATATAACGCTGAAGCGCAGCCTGAGGACTACCAGAGACTTCATGAAGGGACTGTGTTAATATTCGTCCGAGTGGTGTAAATGGTCTATAATCTGGTAGATCGCCAGTGTGGGAAACAGTGTACCTTGTTGGCATGAACTCAACATCACCAATATCATACGCGGCATGTTCTGGTCGATCACCATAGAGAAGCTCTCTAGGTTCTCCCCAACGAAAACCTCTACCCATTGGAGCGCCAAGCTCAACACCAAGATACCTTCTATATCTATAATTAGCAAAGTCCTGTTGCTTTGCTCTTAGCTCTTCTTGTGGTCTCTCATAATAAATTTGATCTTCTATTGCTGGTTGTCCAGTAAGTGCTAAATCGCTTCCGCCAATATAGGGGTCTCTGCCAGCATTAGCTTGACGCGCAGCTGCAAGAGGATCGTCAATAACAGTTACACGCCTCTTCTTTCCGGTACCGGAAACACCATAATACTGAGCTGGTCCAATAAGCTGATCCTGAGGAGTATATATGTCCTCAAGTCTTTCAGATAAGTCTTGGCTAGGTCTTAGTCCCTTTGGTAGATACGGAACACTAGTATCTCCAAAGAAGCCAGGCTCATCGCTGCGAATAACCTCGCCAGTATACGAATCTACAACACTCTCTACCGCGCCTTTATGATATGGGGTATCATCGAACTGAGCTGGTATTTTAATTCCCTCCTCCATGCTTGCCATTGCATCAGTTCCAATAGTACCAGATGGGGTATCCATAGCACGCTTCTCGGCTTTATACCCATAGTAAGCACTATAATGACCGAACGAGGGCTCAGCGGCTACCTTCTTTCCCTCAACTTGTCTATGAGTAGCACCTTGAAGACCAGCCATGTAGTTAGTGGAAAGGCTTTGGAACACATCCATAGCGTTCTCGCCTTGCCAATATTCGCGACGAGCTTGATCGATCCACATTGGATAATGCGAACGAACTAATAAATCTTGTGCTTCTCTAACAGTAGTTGGGACTTCGCCATGAGGGAACCTGGCGCGCATCGAGGGAGTATAACTAACAGGCATATCAAGCGCATCTCTACCCTGTCGGTAGAATGCATCACTAATATCCCTGCGCAGTCTTTCCTGCGTAGGTTGGTCTAAATCTACGGCACTACGAGCAATTTCGTCAAAGAATTGCGACGCAATCTCGTCATCATATCCAGCCATGTTGTCACGGGGGGAAGGAAGGATAGGGCGGGAGGCTACCCTATCCCTCCTAAAGAGGAGGCCCGTAATTTCTCTTTAGCTTCATCCATTTTCTTGCGACTTTCAATCGCTTCATTAATCCACTTGCGTAGAACTCGTAAGAAAACGGGCTCCTCTAATAAAGTTTTATAAATTGGAAGTCTACCTTCGTTAGCCAGCAAACCGACCAGTATTTCTACGTATGGGTCGAAACTTCCTGTCAAGATAACTTTCTTGACGTAGAGCTCAGTCTCATCTAGCTCTGTTTGCCAGCTTCGTCCTCTGCGGGGTTCGGGTTCTCGTTTTCGTCTTGCGGAGTATCTTCTTCCGCCAAGAGTAAAGGACCCCAAAAAGGGACCGCATCACCTAGCGCTACCCATAACTCGCCTAGCATATCAGGTGGCATTCCTCCAATAACCTTCTCCCGTTCTGTAAGAGAAGCTTTTGGATCAAGGATCGGCTTACCGCCATCCTCAACGGGCTTCTCGGGATCGAGAGGGATATTAGTGCCATCGAATAGCACAGCTAGCTCATGTATAGCTCTTTCAAACCAGATTGGCAGCAATTTTATGGGCTCACCATTCTCGTCTGTTGCCGGAACTGACTTATCGTCATACCAGCGAGCTTTAGCAATCGCATCTACAGAAGTCGCGGGGCGAAACTTCCAATACCAGTCCGGCTCTTTCTCAAAGTAATAAGTCGGACTATCAAGTACAGCGTACTTACCAAAAAACATGGTCGGGCCTCCAGGTGGTTTAGTACGACGCTTTGTCGTTGATTAGTGTGAAAGTGATTGGTTGATCAACCGTTGGACTAGCCAGGAATGTACCAGTAACCTGAAGCACAAGCTGACGCTGTGCAACAATGTCAAGCGGGGTACAGCTCCAGGCAACGTTCGCATCACCGGATGCTTGGCTTTGTCCATTGGCAGCGATCTGGAATTTATACGGGGTAGAACCACCAGCAACCTGATCGCTCTCGAAGAACAACTCAATATCAGCCTCTTTGAATATCTCAGCAACCCAGCTTGAGCCAGCATCAGGATCGTACATCATCTTTGTGTATAATGTAGTGTCTGAGATAAGCACACCCATTGTCAAGACGAATGCACGATGCACGATGTCCAGTCGTTTAGGAGCATATGCTCCAACCACGTACTGTTGGTCAAGTGGGATCATGGACGTTGCCATGAATGAACCACCAAGAACATCAATATCGGTATTATCGGGTACTTCGATTGAGCCAAGTGGAGCTAGAAACTGTGGACCTCCATCCACGTATGTTGCAGCACTCCAAGTGGTTGTAGCGACTTTCTCGGGAGTACGTCCAATAAATGCGACAGTACCAGTTACAAAGTCAGCAGCTCTCCAATCAAGGGTCAATGTGGTAAAGCGACTGTCGGGAAATTGCTCACCCCACAAGTTCCCAGGTGCAAGACGAGCTGTGTACCAGGGAGCGTCAAACTGATCGGTACTCAGATTGAACGTATGTGTATAGGGAGCTGCAGAACCCGAAGTCGACACTGAACCACTCATGCCTAATAGCATGTGTCCTAAAGTTTGTGGGCGTGGAATGAACTCCAACCCGCCACCGGACGAAACGCCAACTTTCACAACGTTACGCTCCATAGCGCCGCCACCCACCTCAGGACCAAGGGGTATTACGATATTTCTAGGACCAGCTGCACCACGCCGGAACAGCAAATACTGAAACGAAGCATCAGTTGTATTTGGTGTTCCAAACGCAGTCTGCTTAGCAAAGCCTAGATAAGTTCCTTCAGCAGCAGTCATTTCTTTTTACTCCTATATGTTGTCATGCACTCTAAAAGAGTGTATGTCTGTTTTTTTCTTTCCACTAGCAAGCTCAACATAGCCTTGCCAGCGCCACAGTCCTACCTCATCCACAAAACCATCCGCGGCGACGTATTTCATTTTGCCGTCAGTGCCGTCAGTTACAAAGGCAGCATCCATGACTTTATTCACGCCGTCCGGTGGTAAAAAATTCAGTTGTTTAGTTGAGGCACCAGAGATGTCAACAACAGAACCATCCTCGTCCCTTATTGTCATCTGAAAAATTGTGCCCTCATCGTTTAGTCTTACGCCAGCACTCATATTTCTGTCTCAACATATTCGCCGAGGGCTATATTACCATCGACGAGATCATTTAGTTTAATTCCTCCATCAACAGCATTTACAAGCATGATGTTCCCGTATACATCTACAAGGAGAACATCCCAACCAGCTGATATAGCTGATGCGGTTGCAGTAAGCGAGGCAACACCAGATAAAATGGCAGAGCCAGTGTAGTAACAAATAGCACTTGATGTAAGAGCTCCAGCTCCGCTAAGAGATGCCGTAGACCTTTTTATTATAAGTCCAGATGCATCAAGATTTGCATAAGCCTGAAGAACTGCGGCACCATACTGTACTGATGTTACGTCTCCACTAGCAACTAGCGTTCCGACACCGGAAAGAGTAGAAGAACTATACTGTATTCTTGTCCCTGATACAGTTACAGCACCGACCCCCTCCATAGTGGAGGAGCCTACTGCGGTAATATTTCCGGACGACGTTAGTGCTCCAGCACCGCTCAAAACAGCAGCACCGTACACAATCCCCGCGCCGATAATATCTCCGCTTGCTGTAAGCGATCCAGCTCCCTCTAGGTTCGCGGCTCCAACTTTCTTGGCTTCAGCACTTGCTTGAAGTGATCCAACACCGCTGAGTGTAGCATCACTATACTGAATACGTGTTGCAGATGCAGTAACGGCACCTGCGCCAGCAAGTGAAGCTGTGCTAGACCTTATTCTGTCGGCACTAGAAGTTAGAGCTCCAGCTCCAGACAGTGTAGAAGCACCAACCTTTTTAGCTTCTGCACTGGCTTGTAGCGATCCAGCACCGCTAAGTACGGCAGCTCCATAGACTTGACCAGCAACTTCTCCACTAGCAGTCAGTGTTGCAATACCACCAAGACTGGCAACACCAGTCTTTTTGGCATTAGCAGAAACCGTAAGAGCGCCAACGCCAGGTAATGTAGCTGTTCCAGTCTTATTAGCCTCTGCGGTTGCGGTAAGAGCTCCAGCTCCATCGAGGCTCGTTGCTCCAACCTTTGTAGCTTCAGCACTAGCTGTAAGAGCTCCAGCGCCGGAGAGGTCTGCGGAACTGTACTGTATTCTCGTGGCGGAGGCTGTTATTCCTCCAACACCAGCAAGTGTAGCGGCACCAACAAGCGTTGGTTCGGCACTGGCAGTAAGAGCGCCAACACCATCAAGAGAGGCATCGCCGTAGCGTATCCTCATGGCATCGGCAGTAAGTGATCCAATACCAGATAGTGTAGCAGCTCCCTTTATTGTCACATCGCCACTAGCAGTTAGCGTGGCAATTCCGTCAAGAGTTGCTGATCCTACAAGAGTTGCATTGGCAGAAGCCTGTAAGGTTGCAGCTCCGTCAAGAGAGGCATCACCAAGACGTATAGCACCACCGCTAACAGTGAGTGCTCCAGCACCAGGCAGAGTAGCACTAGATACTAATGTTGCGTTTGCTATTGATGTTAAGGTTCCGATTGCGGCTAAATTAGCACCGCTGTATTGTATCCTTGTAGCTGTAGATGTAAGGTTTCCTGCACCTGACATCTCCACAGTACCGTAACGGATACGATTAGGTACTGCGCTACAGGCTCCTGCACCGCTTAGGGTTGCTGTACCAGTTTTTGTTACTTCTGCTGATGCAGTAAGAGCACCAGCACCAGATAACTCGGCTGCGCCATACTCAATAACACTAGGAAAACTAAGCGTATTCGCAAACTCAACCCAAGGGTTATAAGCTGCTGTATCACTATCGTTCTCGCCAAGGTCCGTCCCACTGTCATCACCAATAGAGATCGAGTTATTATGATCTCCATTTCCCCAGGGTACACCGCCAACACCAATCTCTATTACAATGCGATCATTCGCGTTAGCATCGACTGATGTTGTCGTGGCGGAGAATGACCTATTTGTTAGTGACGTGTCTAATTCTGTATCATCTCTTGTCAGGCTCAGAACTGTTCCAGTAACAGTAGAACCATCGTTAGAAACTACACGTACACATATCGCAAAATACGCATCGTTCTTGCCACCATTCTCCAAGCCCCTGATCTGAAGCTTGAGAGTTTGCGCAGATATAGTTTGTTCAGCAATCGGTTCTGATACATACTGCCTGAATAAATGGTCAGTATTCCCTGAGCTTGTATCGTTGTCTTGAATAGTTGTCATCGAAGACGAAATCTTCGATGTCACACATGCAAGACGACTAGCTGCACCAGTATCGTCCCAAGCACCATCATAGGCTGGACTTACTGCCGCGGCACCGCTGGAGGGGAGATAGAACCGCGTTGCCATTTATGTTAATGAACTATGCTAGTGATACGTCTAAATCGCCAGCGGGTATTTCAAAAGTGTCGCCGTCATCGATTGCTTTCGATGCAGTCAAACTACCATAGAATAGCAAATTTCCACCAGTATCCAAATCCAAGATACCAACATGAGATACTGTTCCCCATGAGGCAGTCGCCTGTGTGAAGGTGATTGCGTTGGTGTTGGCGGTAGCTCCATCGGAGGGTGCATCCCAGGTAGTTACCTGTTCACGAGCATAGGAGCCACCAGTCACCTCGGTACCACTGTTATCCTCGTCGGGATTAGAGGTATACAGTGCAACATAGATACTGGTACCTGGCGAGGAATAAGCGGCGTTTCGCAGAATGTGATCGATCAGCTCATTTTCGAGATAGTTACTTAATGCAGACATTGTAATTCCTTATGTTTCAAATATGACTTGACATCCGAATGTTAGCCCATCAGTATTATCATAGGCGAGGTTGACTACACTGTCCTCCTCTAGTAGTATTGGATGTGTTGGGTAAAAGACATAGTCAGTCAAGTTTTGAAGGTCTTGTGTAAGAAGCACAGTATCGTAAGCCGAACCATGCTTGCTATCAATTTTGATTGTCAAATCCTCCGACGTTGATACGGAGCCGCTAGAGTGTACAAGAACGCTGTTTAGATAAGCGCCGCCTTTCGGCACTTTAGCATCAAAGCTCATAGCACCTGAACCGGAGGTATGTAAAAGTGTTAATTGAGGTATAGACATTACGTCCTCTTTGTCGTCAAAACATCAAATCTGAATTTGATGAAATAGTCATAACTGTTTGGTGGACCACCAGATTGTTTCATTTCGCCCTTGAGATCAGACGACACAATCCCGCGTGCCACATACTCACCGTCAGCCTCTACGCCAGAGAATGAGATAGACAAAAGAGCATGCTCGATCCTCGTTCGTACAGTGGAAGCGATTTCTCGTGCTTCCGAGAGGTTTTCTTTCGATCTCTCAAGCATTGTCCTGGCTGTTACAGTAAATCTACGTTTCCATGTAACAGCAGTACCAATCTCGATATGATATATCTCGTCGCTCCAGTTCTCCTTAAGTCCAGTAAATGCACCAGAAATAAAGTTGTCTGGATCGTTCTCGTGTAACGTTACAGTAATACGAGCTTTGTCTGGTTCCGGTTCTCCATCAAGAGGACCAAGTTTTACGGTATGCACTCTTGCACTGTCGGAAGCATCAATATTATCTATCAATGCCGTCTCAAGCTCTGTTTGAACCTTTTTCAAAACCTCATCATGAATTCCACTCATCTCGTTCTACCAGGTCGGTATAGCGTAACAACACCACCAGGGGTGCGCTCCGCAATTTTCATGTAATACTCATCCATCAAAGAGCCTGTCTCTGGCATTAGTGGATTGTCGTCTCGTTTCCCCGATCCTGGCTTAAAGCGGTCAAGCTGAGATTGCTTTGTCCTCATTTGTCCAAGAACCTTAGCCTTGACGTAAAGGCGCAGGAGCTCTAAATCTCGCTCTGATACACTGAACTCAAACGCACTATCGTTCTCGTCATCTGGTATATCGTGAATAGAGAAGTATGTTAGATAAAGCTCAGTATCAGAAGTGGGGGAACTATTGATATATAGATTCCCCCCTTCAGTGTAAAAGCGGGATGGTGTAGACTGTGTTTGGTACTTCAATCCTGGTCTAGTCTGACGCTCCTCTAGGAAGGTGCCAACAGGACACTCAACGTAAATAGAATATACGTAGTCAGATGGTAACAAGAAAGCCGTAGAACCCGAAGTAAGACTAAGCTGTACTTGGTCCATACGTTTCGGAAACCACTGAGAGTAGTCCCTTACAGCGTCCTTCGTATAGATGAGTAAATCCTTATCGGTCCAGCGCGGATCGTCATCATCGTCATCCAACGCTAAACGAAGGTCGCCCAGGAAATCAGCCCAGGTTGTCATTAGTCAGAACCAGCAGACAGAACTACGCGGAACCACTCTGGTCGGAATAGCTGGAACTTCAGCATACCGCGCCACCCAATACGATTGACGAGCATAGCGTCATCGAATTTTGGAGGAACGATAATGTTGGGTCGTTCAGCAATACCGTACACAACGCCAGGTCCACCCAAGAAGATTGATGCATGGATGTCCTCAGCAACGGTCACGTAGTCGCCGGAGGTATGGTCTTTCAACAGAGGCTTATCAAAGCTGAGCCGATTGGCTCCACCACTATCGACAGCCACAACTCGACGGACTTCCTGCAGACCATCGGTCTCTAGTACGGTTGTACCAAGAGCCTGAGCGTGGATGGTGACATAATCACCAACCGAGAAACCGCTCGAATCTGCAACGGTCACGTAGCGTGTTGAGCCGGATTGACCAGGGGTATAGATCGTATCTACGGTTGAGTAAGCACCTTGACCACCAACGGTATCAGCACCGAGGGTAGACTGGTTGCTTGCCAAGCCCATATTGCGAAGGCGCAAACGGTTGGTTCGTACAAAGCGGGTGCCAGCCCACATACCGACCTCAGCGTTGAACTTGCGTCCGGTCTGGTTATAGTTTTGTACGTCGATCCAGTCGGAGCCAGCAGCAGTACGGATGTCGTGGATCACGCGTGGGGTTGTCGCACATACGACGACCCCACCACCATCTTCTACCTGAGCAATGCCAGGAATTTCATCTTCCTCGAGGGAAACACGAATATCCTCGGCTAGATCAGGATCAAACAGGTCTGTACTGGTGATGGTTGCCCTTGAGACAGCCGAACCAGCATATGTTGGATTCGGGTGTGTCAGGTGGGCATTCCGAGCCAGAATGTCGAGTGTGTCAACCAAAGATTGACCAACTTTCTCGCGAACAATACCGCGAGCATCACCTTGATTCAGGTAAGTTAGAATGTCAAGGTGGTCAGAGTATTTCAGAATGTCGTGGTACCAAGCCAAGTTGATCGATACGGTCCGGCTGTCCAGGTACATACCTTTCTTCCAGATTGTCGATTCACTTGTGGTATTCCAGTTAGGTTCCAAATCATATACTTCACTGTAGACAATTTGTCCAGTGTTTACTGCATTGAAGTCTTCTTTCACAACAGTGAATGGAACCATGATAGACTTCGTTCGCAGTACATCTAAGAGGACACCTTCATAATACGTTCGCTGCCATGCGGGAAGCGCCGTACTAAAAATGGTGCCAGTTTCATAGGTGTTAGCCATTATTTATTCTCCGTGAGTTTTCGCCCACTCCCAATAGCGGTCCCACGTCAAACCTTCTTTATTGTTTCCGTCCAATAACTGTTGACGCCATGAATCGTGTGTTTGAGGTAACTGGTCCGTAAACTCAGTTGCGGCTACGGGAGGTGTAACACCAGCCATAAGCTGTTCCTCACGACGCTTAGCAAAGTCATTTCCCCAACTTACAAAATCTTTCATGATCGTTTCCAGGGCTTCTGGATCTTCAACATAAGGAATGCGATCTATGATATTGACAAGTTCGGGGGCTCCTAGCTTTTTAGCCATATCCATTTTAGCTTTATAGGCTTGCAAGCTTTCTAGCTCTTTCTTCGCTTGGGATTGCTCTTGGAGAGCTGTTTCAAGTTGTTTCTGATACTCACCGACAGCCGTATCCTTCTCCACGTCCTTGATACCAAGTTGGCTTTTTAGCTGCTCGATCTGAGTGCTGTAGTCAGCCTGCTTAGCTTCAAGCTCCGCTTTGACGGAGGTGAGCTCGTTGATTTTCTTTGAAGCGCCTTTATAGCGCGCTTCCCAATCGATAACATCCTGTGTGTCGGTCACAGGTGCCGAAGGAGCTGGCTGCGCAGGTTTTTCCAGCTGCACAGTAGGTTCTTTCGGTTCGTCAGTCATTTAATTTCTCCTTATACCGAGGGTAATTCGGCATAGATAATAGTAGCGTTTCCGGCGCCTGCTGAAGACCCTGAGGCTACAGATGCGATAACGGCAGCACTACCAGATGTATACCAGTTGCGTCTGTGCGTGTTTCCGGTGTCCCACAAGAGGTCTCCGTAATCATCAGCTTCAATACCTGCAACAGCGCCTAATGTTTTAGTGATTTTTCCATCAGCTATAAAACCATCAGTGTCGCCGCCTGAAACGCCAATGTTGATAGTTGGCGATCCATCAAACGCTTCGGTAACTACAAACAAAGCATCAAGTACCAAGCTATTAGCTGGCAATGTTACGATACTTTGTGTCGCTCCGCCGTCATGTGTAATCTCGGCGGAAGCTACGCGCAAACCAATTCCTTGCTCCATTGATTGCAGCTCAGAGAGTAATGTAGCAAAACCCTGAGTAGGCAAAGTCTGTTTGTTCTGCGCTTTTAGCGTAGCGACTTTTGTGCTAGTGAGATAAGCCATAAGCTTCTCCTCCTTATACTATTTGCGCGGTTTGCGCATCTTTCGCTTTAGAATACACCTGATTCGTTTATTCTTGCAGCGGTTATTCTTCAAACCTCACTCCTGTTTCTTTTGTGTCTTGTTGGAGCTGAGGTAAATAATCATATGCTTCTACAACATCGCCAAATAAATCAGCCTTATCATCCATTATTGGGATTGGATAGAAGCCCATGCTTGTTACAATTCCGACACCCTTTTGCCAGTTCTCATGATCTCTAGCAGATGGAACACGACCATCTGTGTGACATAGACATCCAGGCATCATCGCAGTAATCTCTCGAGGCTTCTTGCCTCTGAGCGTTTTTGTCGCGATCTCCCTTCTATGACCATGCCCACAAATTGTACTATCCTGTGCTTCATCTAATAAACTGGCTACAGTGTGACCAGATTTACCTTTTACGGTAACTCCATGGATGTAACGAACATTGTTAATGTACTTTTCGCCTGGATATTCTGATACGTACTCAATACCCATTCCGTCGAGGTCTAATAAATATGGTATAGACATGACTGGCATGTTAAGGTTCTTCACTGATCTTAGCTCATAAGCCTGTAAAGCATGTTGCATCAATAAATCAGTAAGTCTCTTTTCGTGGTTGCCCTGAAGCCACCAAAGCTTTGCTGTGGGCGCAGCTAACATTAGCTGTTGCAAAAACCACGAACACTCAATGAGCGCTGGCTGTGTTGTGAACTGCATATCAGGAGTACGAGCAAACTTAGTTGACATTTCAGCGAGGTCAAACATATCTCCGCCAATTATGATATTGTCAAACTCGTACAGACCTGCAATTTGCAACACAAGGCTTAAGGCTTTACGATCATGAAAAGGTGTCAACTTTCCAGTCAACCAATCCCTTGAATAACCAAAGTGGGCATCAAAAACAGATAAATCCAACCTCTTTGCCGTCTTTGGTAGTGGCTTTCTCGGAATATTGGCTTTTACAACCACTGGCTGTACTATTGGGTGTAAAGCAATCGGATTTCTTCTTGCTAACCACACCTCTACTGAAAACAGAGGCTCAATTGTTAGCTCGCCATTGTCTACAACACTACCAGTGATTCTACCGTCAACAAACTCAAGGTCCTTCTTCTCATCTCTACGGTAGCCCTCATAGGTCTTGATCCTAGATTTCTCAATAACCCAATCATCGAGGTCTACTCCGCAAGTTTCTACAAGATCATCCTTTGTCTTGATCCTGTACGACTTGCTAGAAAGACGCATTGTGTTTCCGGTTTCTTCGACGTTTACATCACCCTCCCCTACCTCATCCTGCTGCGCACGAAAAATCATCCCATGCATAGCATCGAACGGTAGACCAAGGCGACTAGCAAGTTCCCGTTGGGAAAGACCACTCTCACGCCACATGTGGAGTAGTTCTTCACCTTTATAGTCGTCTAAGCTCATGATGTCGGGACGTTTCCGGTGCCGGAATTCATCCCTGCCGTTTCTCCTTGTTTTTCTCTTATGTAAAGGTTCTCGTTTAGTAACATTTCCTCGACACGGTCTGCCTCAGCAGTACCCTCGCCGAGCTTCTTCACAGCACTCTCCAATGATATTGACGGAGGTGTAGTGGACATACGCTTGACGACTTCATCAACCAGCTTAGCCTGATCGCGTGGCATAATTGGAGCAAACCTAGGCACTACGGCACCATCACCTAGGCGTCTCAATCCCATCTTGGGAATACGATCTAGGTCTTTCTTGACTAGCATGACTGTACTCTTGTACATTGCTCTACGCAAGAAAGCTGAAAAATATGATCTCTGTCGTCTTACAGCCCTTATCAGTGGTTGCATTCTCACTTCAAGGGTTATTCCTGAGCGTTGGGAACCGTCACTATCTTCCCCAAACGCGACTGGAGGCGCACCGACTGAGGTACGCCCCCAGTCATAAAGGAAACGGATATAATCAAACGTACCTCTAGGTACAGGGTCTTTAGTTTCCAATACACCAACTTTCGGTTCCGGCGATTGACCTAAAACCCTACCTAAGTCCCATAATATGTTAGGACCAAGAGGATAATTATCAGCATTGAAACGCTTTGGAAGGTTATAACCCCATCTTGTCGGATGTGAGTTATAGTTGATTGCCTCGCCGAGGTCTGCAATACGCATATTCAGTTCGTCTTGAGCTCTCTGAACGTCCTCTGTGAGACTATCTCCCCACCAGTGCGTTGTTCTTATTCTAGGAACATACTCGAATGGTATAAAACCCCAAGGATTTATACCGGAATATGCCTGAATGGGTCTGCCATCTAATTTATTTGTATAAGTGCGCTGTGTCCAGTGTTCTACACGTTGAACCAAATCTTGCCCACTAGGAGCTTCGTAGCCATACCTTGCTTTAGCCTGGTCTCGGGTCAGATCATAAACAATATAAACCTCTAGGAGACGATCAACGTCCTCGGGGTCCCATATCGGGAAGAATGCATCTATTGGTACTCGTGTCCATTTCACTCCACCAGCACTGACGGCGATCTTCATTACACCGCCACCATAGATATTACCGTCAAGAGCCAATTCCCACAGTAAAGTCTCGGCTTGACTGTCGTTTAGAATGTCTCTAGCGATCCTTGATGCAGCTTTTTCACTTTCATCTACTTCAGCATCACGGCGAGGTTCAAATGTTACAATATCCTCGTCCCATTCTCCAAAAAGAGTATCAGCCTGTGAAATACACAGCATCTTTACGAGATTTATACCAACAGGGTATAGCTCTACTTTATCTTCCTCTAATCCAGATTCCGTTGGAACCTTTTGGTTAAATACTTCACCAGTGAAATACTCTCGCCTTTCCGCGCGAATAGCTATCTCACCTTCCCAGGAAGTCCTAACAGTAGGACTTACATTACCAAGGTCTGACCAATCAGGAAATGTTGTCATATATTAATAAAAAAACGGCGGAGTATTTTCTCCGCCGCTATTTTCGGTAGGGGAATTACTTATCGGTATTTATACCGCCTTATGTATTTGAAAGTACCGATTGTCCCGTATGCCTCAGCATACGAGGGCTCTGAGCCCTCGATTTTGATCGTTCGGAAAGACTGGATTCCATCTCTAATGGTTTGCAGCAAGGCACTCGTGCGCTGCGATACTTCGATTTCTTTGTCCAGCCGACCATCTCCGATCTCTACTTCTAAAAGTTCCCCGAATTGAACATGTTCTATTGCCCTGACGAGTTTTAGCTCGTCCTCGGTAACTTTCATCTTTAGTTTTACCATATTATCTCCATATTGTCAAGGGTATGCACAACTACTTATCGTACAGAACTTTGTCAGTTTGATAAAACCCACTACATCTATATCTAGTACCAAGTGGGTTCCATACCCTAACAACATCACCACAGCACTCGGGCTTCGCTGGAGAAGTGCCTATCGGCGATTCAACTTCAAATTCTTTATTACAATTCCGGCACCGGAATGTGAATATCATTTTAGTATGTTTTTGTTGTACACCCATCTATGGGACCTCCGCAACAAGAGCAAGTATTATGATGGTACTTATCATGCTCAAAATAAGAATTGCAGTATATACACTTCTGAAATTCCTTCGGATTGAATATTTCAATACCATCAAAATTTAACGCTATTGTATCTCCGTCAGCAACGTAAGCATCTCTGATTAATTTCGTCATAGCTACTAGGTAGTCATCAACAAAGATACCAGCATATGCTATATTCCCCCAATTATCAGAAGCTTGAGGAAAAGAGATTCCATTCGAGAAAGGCATTCGCGAATACCCATTCCCCGAAACTTCTCTATACATATTGTCAAACAGTCCAACTCTAGCAGAATCTACATTGTCATTCCACTTCATACCGTCTCCTAGCTAACAACATCCATAAAGAAATGGATCATATCTGAAATGACCATACCTATGAATATCCATTGGAAAGGACCATAGACAATCTCTGCGCTTATTCCAAGAACACGAATAATAACTGCCATCAAAATGCCAAGATAGACAAGACGAAATAACGTTCCCACCACTGGCATGTGGCTTAGGGGAGATCGATGGTTTATAAACTTTGCGTAAGGAAGAAAAATCAACCACGGTATCCATTTTGATGGTGACCTCCTCGGGAACCTAGAATTTACATCAAGATCAGGATTTATCATTAGTGTTGCTAAAAAGCCAGCCGAGATCGCGGCGGCTTCAGCGAGAGTAGCGCCAAGGCTCCAGGCAACAGGGAAGGAACCAATCGCCCCTATCACTGTTGCTTTTGCGTGCGTCTCCTTATTAGGCACGTTTCACCCTTCTAGTATGCCTTGTGCGTCTCTTTCGGCTGTATCGTCTCGGTCTCGGCGGCTTATCATCCTCAACCTCTTGGGGAGAATATCTCATTCCGAAAGCAAGCATAGCCAACATCATTGTAATATCTTGGGGGAAACCAGACTTTCTATCGTTCTCTCGCGTATATGTGGACATTTGCCTTTGAATACCTTTAGCAAGAGGCCAGCTAATCTCATGATTACTTACGGCGAGGCTAAGCGAATTCAGGGCGGCGTCTTTGTCCCTTGTAAAATTCATAGCATCTGTTTCGATACCCAAATTCTCAAACGCAAGTTCCTGCATAGCCTTTTGAGGACCTGTTGTATCAAGAAGCTTTATACTAGGAGTATACTTGCTCATAGCATATCGAAAGCTATCCAGAAATGGCATATAGCTACCACGTCCTGATACCCAATCAAAATAAACCATCTTCGCAGGTTTCTTAGATATATCCAGAACGCCAATAGCACCAGCGTTCCTCTTTGGAGGATCATCAATACCAGGGTCTCCAGCCATTATATAGACACCCTTTGGCTCTCTTGGCATTTCAAATTTCATCAAGCCATGTCTAGGATGTTCCTCCATAACATATCCCTTTTTGGGATGTCCACCACCATCATCTAAAAGTCTTGGGTTCAAAGCAAGCATAACAATGTCGTTAAGTCCCTGATCTGTGCATGCGCTAATGTGTCTCTTGGGGAACATGGACATGCCATAATCAGGAAACTCAGCATTCATTTCAACGTCAATATCAAGATCGGTATACTCAGCCTCCATCAAAGCTATCTGATCCTCGGTGAGCATGACATTATCTCTGGTCTTGACCTTAAATGACAGGTATTTTACTAAATCTGCAGTATCATGCCCTTTTACTCCACGCCAAAAGCGTGTTTCAAGCCAGGGTGCTGCTGTAGGCGAGGTGAGTGTATCAAGTCTTGCCATACGCTTTGTGTTATCTGGTCTTGTTCCTCTCAGACGACCACGCAGAGTTTTTACACTCTCTCCCACAAAGTCAAGACCGCACTCGTCGTATGCGATGCGGTCATACTCCGATCCTCGGATGAAGCGGGCATCCATGCCGCATGTCCTAAATTCCCATTCAGAGAAATTTTGGAATTTTATGAGAGGCCACGGTCTGAGTTTTATGTCTAGGATCAAATGTTCAAGATGATCGTTACCATCATACCAAGCCATAAACATATCGAATGGAAGCTCTGCCTGTTTTGCTGTAACCGAGGTAGATAATGCTCTAAAGTAGGGAATAGAAATACAATCAATTGCAATACTGGCGGCTTCTACGTTTGTTTTACCGGACGCAATACCAGCCAAGAACGTTGTGTTCATCTGAGCGGCGTTGTGCCAGGCATATTGATAGGGAATTGGTGTCCACCCTCTCAAATACCACTCAGTAGCATGATGAAATCCTCCATTGGCTCTCAAAGCTGCTGGAAGTACCTTGCGATCTATATCAGTTAGTATCATCTGCCGTTCAAATTCTCCCTAATCCATCGGTTGCGTCCTCGTTGAGCACTACTAACAGCGACTTTATGATGCTCCAGCTCCTTCTCAATCTCTCTAGCGCTAGGAACATCGTCCACATGCGTCCACCCACTGTTCATATCGTCAAGCCACTGGTACACAACTTGTGTTTTTGGTACCTCAGCTGTACCCTCATTGTACCGCGGTACAGGAGTTTGTACAGATTGTACAAAATCTCCTCTAATTGAACGTCTCTCTAAAGAGTTATTCCACGAGGCTAATAGCCGATTGTTGTAATTCTCCACTTCTTGCTGATAGTGGTCATAAGCAATTTCACTGTATGTACCAACCTTAGCAATTTGCGATCCCAAAACTTCTCCACCAATCCAAGCCAACGCGGAAGCACCAACACCAATAACAATAGATAGAGCATACTGAAAATAAATCATCAGCTCTGTATTTATATTATCAATAAGGCGCAGGGATTGTCCAAGTCCAGCAAACGTAGAGATAAGCACCATAAGGAATATTCCTATTCCTAGAGTAGAGTTGGATACTTTCTTATTATTCTCAGCACGAATAGCAGCATAGATTACTATCCCACCTTCAATCGCTATCATAGCGGCAATAGCCTCAGCTAGAGAGAATATTGGACTTCCGCTGAGGGATGCGGCAAGATAAAACTGTTCTGCAGTCCGTAAAGCCGCCAAAATAACAGCAGCAAGGGAGGTTAGGACAAGCAAATAGAATTGCCAGCCTAATCCTCTTGTGCTTGGAGGTTCGGGTATAGTGTGCTGGAGCTCGTATTTATCCCTATAAAGCTCAAAAGCGTCCGTTTCCCTCTGAGTAAGTTCTTCTAGGTTCATTCTTCCCAAACAAAACCACAATTCTCGTTCAGGCAGGTATAGCGCGTTCTGCGATACAAAAGTTCTTCGTATTGCTCAGAATGACCACATTCAGGGCATTCTCTCTCTGGCGACTTTCTCGACATTCCTAAAACGTCGTCTGTATTTCCAGCTAGAATGCTGTGTTCGTCCATAGCCGTAAAGCTCCTCTAACACCAATTTTAGTTCTTCTGGTTTTATTTTGTGTTCCTCAGCCATGTCATGATGCTTTCGGCAGAGGGTAATGATATTGTCCTCAACGTCTCCCCCGCCTTGAGAACGCGGAATTATATGATGAGGGTCGAGACCAAACCTACACGGGTCTCCTCTCATGAAACCATACAAACAGGCTCGGTCTCTTTCCTCAACAACCCAACTTAGCAAATCGGGGTTTACTATACGCTTCATCGTGTAGTAGGCATTACCTTGTGTACTCTGCGAGAAGCCTCAAACGTAAATGTGAATGTATTTATCAGCACAATACGTAAGATGAGTACAATCAACGCGATAGCAACTGGCACCACCCATACAAGTAACGACTGTGGCAGTACGGGATGACTAACGCCGCGAGCAACAATTTGCTGCGACACTCCCCACCAGGTCAATCCGGCATTGAAAATACTGGCAATAAGCCAGGCTATTAACAACAATTTGACCTCTTGAGGTTCATTGCGACCACGTTCTGCGGTAAAGATACGTGCAATTCCAGCAAAATCTACACCACAGAAAGCTAATGCCAAAATAGTAGCCCATTCAAGACCTGCAAACGATATATTTCCTAGCAGATCATGAAGGGCATACTCCGTTGACGAGAAGTTGAACATTTCAAATGCGATCATGGCGAAAATCAAGATAAGTCCTGAAAGCCACGGAAGCGCATTTCTAATATTTCTTAGGTTCTTCATATAAGCCTCCCCAGGCTAAGCCTAACCTAATGTTTCTGGACCAAACTCGGCTTTCACACGCTGCACAGCCGCCTCGATGAGATCATCCATTTGCTCAAATGTGAGCGCGACATTATGATCTTCGCACCATTTAGCGACAGCATTGAGAGCCATCTCCTTTTTCTCTGGATTTGCAAGGTCCTTCCATGCTGGTGATTGCATCAGAGCACGAACCTGTTGCTCAGCAAAATCTTTAGCAGCTTCATAGCCCTCAAGACCCATTTTCTTAACGAGGTAAGCCTCGAGTAGATTAATACCCTTGTGTGCTCCGGCAACAAAGATACCAATCAAGGCAGTAACTACAGCCAGCAGGATTTCAACCACAAGTGGGTTTTCAAAAATTTCCATCTTTTTCTCCTTGTGAATTTGGAACTTTTATGTTACAATATGTACTGCCACACTCCAATTTATAGCACATTTGTGTTCAACTGTCAAGGGAGGCAACTTGACAAATCAAAACTCAAAAGGAGAATAAGATGAAGTACCGTACAGTCTCGATACGCGGCTGGAAGAATTTAGCCAATGTTCTCAATGATTTCGATAGAGATGGATATGATCCTCTATTCGTTACTCAGAACAGTAGCACAGTCTTTACAGTCGTATTAAAACCTCGGGAGAATGAAGACGATGTTCTTAGAGACGATCTTCTAGAAAACCTATCTGCCGAGTTCAACGAATCCGGTACCGGAAAGGTAGTCGGAGGAGCGGCAACCGTATATCCGGCTAAGAAAAAGGAAAAAGTCGGTGCGGATACTGATAGCAAGTAGCCCAAAAACTGGTAACGTATGGCTGAAGTACCTCCTGATGTTTATATATAATATTCAGGAGGCTCAGCCACGCAATTCAAGTCTGGATAATATGGGGTGGCTTGGATCAATAGAAAGCTTTGTTTCTGTACAGCACTGGAACCCAACAAAGAAGGTACTAGATTGGGTGAAAGAGAATGATGTAATTGTATGTACAACGACAAGACATCCAGGCGACGAATTTGTATCACTATACTATTATGTGAATAGAATGTACCCGCTGTGGGATCAGTCAGGGTGGCCGCGTCCAAGGAAGGAAATGCCATCGGCTGTGATGATAGGAGAAGAAATAGATAGTCCAACAACACTGAAGTTTCTAAAAGAGGGGTTTGGCAAACACATAACAAAATCGGTGGAGTGGCTACTAACGGGAAAATCACATATAGTACAGTATGAGGCTCTAAAAGATGCTCCGTTGCAAACACTATATAATCTATGCCAAAGTATAGAACCAGCAGCAATCGGAACAATCAAAAGAGCAATAGAACAAAGTACAATAGAAAAACAGAGAGGGAGAGGGAACCACCTGAGGATACATTGTCGTAGCGGGGAGAAAAACCAGTGGAAAACTGAATTGAGCGATGTACACATCGAGATATTTAAAGAGCTCTACTCCAAGGAACTGTCTTGCCTTGGGTATGCATTTTAGGGAGAAGATATGCAAGGAAAAGCCGCGTTCACGATTATCGCAAGAAACTATCTAGCCCAAGCGAGAACACTGGCAAAATCAATAAGAGAACTAGAACCCGACGTTGATTTCTATGTTCTACTCATTGACGAGGGGGAGATAACCGATGAGCCATTCGAAGTCGTATATGCAAAAGACATTGGAATATACGATCAAAATCACCTATTTTTCAAATACAAAACAATTGAGCTTGCTACTGCAGTAAAGCCTCACTTTATAAAGTTCCTTCTTGATAAAGGACATAACAAGGTTTTATACTTCGATCCAGACATCTTGGTGTGTGATAAGTTGGATTATTTGTGGGATACTCTCAATGAGTGGAGCATTATACTAACACCTCACATGCTAGAACCACCTAACGATATGAGAAAGCAAAATGAGGTGGATGTGGGGATGTGCGGAGTATACAATTTGGGGTTTATAGGAGTATCACAAAGCCACCAAACTACAAAGTTTCTTGACTGGTGGAGTAACAGAACATACCTATTCTGTCTAATGGAGCCAAGGAACGGGTTATTCGTAGACCAAAAGTGGATAGACCACGTTCCGTGTTACTACGATGAGGCTTATATCCTGAGAGAACCAGCATACAATGTTGCATACTGGAATCTACATGAGAGAGGAGAGGGGTTAGCCTTAGAGGATGATGGAGTATACCTCTATGGGGAAAAGGTAAAATTCTTTCACTTTAGTGGATACGACCCGTATGATAACGTTATATCAAAACACCAGGAAAGATTTACATTCGAGGATTTGCCAAACATAAAGCCGATCTACGAGATGTACACTCAGCTGCTGATTGGTAATGGGTACGACAAGGTACAAAAGCATAGACCAGCGTATGACTATTTCGATAATGGTATTCTGGTATCGGAATTCATCAGGATGGTGTATAGGAACCTTCCTAACGGATCATACTTTGGAAACCCGTTCGATACAATATCTTGGGGGAACTTCTATCACTGGCTAAGATCAGATGTAATAAACAGCAATACGGGAGAAAAACTACCAATATCGAACCTTATGTACAAGCTATGGCAACGCGTTCCAGAGCTTCAAGAGCAAGCGAAAGAACTAAATCCAGACACGGTTGGGATAATAGCAAGCTGGATCAACACACACACTAAGGTAACAGGAATTGACCCGATATTTGGAAGGAGGCTCATGCCAATAATAAACGAGAACCCGAACTTTGGTGTCAATATAGCCGGATACATGAAGGGTGTATTTGGGGTAGGTCAAGCTGCGAGAAATACGGTATTCGCGGTACAGACCACCGATGTTCCATACGCGATAAATAATGTATCCTGTGAAGTCCAACGTTCAGATGACTGCACGTTTGATGACGAATTTACGGACGACAATCCATACAGTATAAATATTGTACACATCAACGCAGACCAAACAGGAGTATTTGCCAATCTTTCTGGTCATGAATATTTTGAGGAAAGATACAATATTGGTTTATGGTTTTGGGAGCTGGAGGACTTTCCTAAAGAATGGCACAGATACTTTGCATTTTATGACGAAATATGGACAAAAAGTGAATTTGTCCGTGACGCAATAGCAAAAGTATCACCATTGCCAACATACAATATTCCAAACACAGTTTACATCGATAAAGAGATAAATCCTGACAGAAGGATGTTCAATCTGCGCGATGACGTGTTTATATTCCTGTTTGCGTTCGACTACTTTAGCGTATTCCAGAGGAAGAACCCTCTTGCCGTTATAGAGGCATTCAAGAAAGCCTTTGGCGATAGTAGAGATGTTATGCTGATCATAAAGTCGATAAACGCAGAACCATATCAAAAGGAATACAAAGCAACACTAGACGCGTCGCAAAATAATAACAATATTGTTATATGGAACAGGTCAATGAGCTGGTATGAAATGCTTACATTGACTAAATCCGTAGATTGCTTTGTTTCTCTACACCGATCCGAGGGATTTGGGCAAGGACTGGCAGAGGCTATGCTATTGGGTGTACCAGTGATGGCTACTGCATACTCCGGAAACATGGAATTCATGAACCATGAAAATAGCTGGCTTGTGGACTATGAAATTGTAGATATAAAAGAGGATCACTTTCCATACACAAAAGGTAACGTTTGGGCTGATGCAGATACAGATCACGCAGCAGAAGTCATGAAAGAGATTTACTCTAATAAAGACCTGGCTACAAAGAAAGCAAAGATAGCAAAGAAGTACATAGAGGACAACTACAGCCACAAAGCAATCGGAAAGATGATTAAGAAAAGACTTTCCGAGATAGAAAGAAATACACTTTCAATAGCAACCAACGTACCGCCACCTGCAGAGTGCGATATTGTAATTCCAGCATTCGGAAAGCCCGATCTTCTCGAAAAGTGTGTAGACAGCGTATTAGCCACCACTAGCAATGTAAACATCATCATTGTAAATGACAGGTCTCCAGAGCCAATGGATCACCTCATCGAGAAATATGAGAAATACCCCAATATACTGTGGATAAATCTAGACAGAAATCGAGGTTTTCTTGGCGCAACAGACATTGGTGCCGCTTATGGAGCATCCCCGAATATTCTATTCATGAACTCAGATATAGAAGCAATCGAGGATGGCTGGCTTGAGAAGATATTGCCTGACGGCAATGAGATAGTTGGAGCTAAGCTTCTATTTCCTCCAGAACACCCATTGGAGGGAAGGATACAGCATATTGGTGTAACCAGGCGCAATGATGGTGTTCCATATCATCCCTGTTTAGGTTGGGACGCAGAGAAGTGCGGGAATGAAAGAAAGTACATGAATGCTGTAACTGGCGGTTTGATGATGATCCCTAGAGAGCTTTGGCTTGAGCTAGAAGGTTGGGATAGCGACTTCGGCAAAGGTGTATATGAGGATGTGGACTTATGCTGGCGCGCTCGCGAGAAGGGATATAAAGTGCGCTATGAGCCAGTAGTATTTTATCATTACTCATCAGCAAGTAAGCCAGAGAATGAGAATCACACATTATACGTGCATCTTGAAGAAAACCTCAACAAATTACTGACAAAGCATAGAGTAAAAAGTGATGAGGATTTGTTCTTTGGAAAAGTATCAAAATCCTGGTACAACGCTAGATACAATCTAGAGAGAGCTGCAGAGATCAAAGGAACGGAAGCTGGAAACGCCCTAGTTCGCAAGGCAAAGCGATTAGCGCCGGAGCTGCCAGAGGTACAATATGCGTACGCAAAGATGCTAGCACAGGAATTAGCAAGCGAGGAGGCTATCGAATGGTACAAGAAAGCTATAGAGAACGCTCCTCTAATGTGGGAAGCTCGAGTAGAGCTAATCGATCTTCTAATAGCAGAAGCTAGAATAAAAGAAGCGCTTGACGAATTCAATGAGGTGAAAGCGATATTCCCCGAGATTGAGCAACTGGCTGACAAACAGAAACTATTGGAGGTGTTTAGTGGTCTGGATGGCGATAGTTGATAAAAATGGTAATGAAACAGGGCTTGTTACTGGAGTTAAGCCGTGGGTCATCATGGATGAGTGTATTCAAAATATTACAGAAGTGTACCTAAAAGATATTGGCAGAATACCACACGAAGAAGAAGTAAGACAAATTTTCGAGTATATGTTGAGAGACGCAAAAGTATTAAGACTAGAATGGACAATAGAGGAATTAGAATCGCTATGCAAATCAACTCCTACCCCTCCATCTATGCCATAGGGCATAAAGCAATCAGCAACATCTTTTCATCACCAGTTGTTGTAGAAGAAAAAGTAGACGGATCGCAGATCAGCTTTGGCGTC